GAAGTTCCTGCGCGGTACTGGTATCTCACGACGCCAGGGCCGTTCTCTCCGCCGTCAGGCCTTTTCAGGTCTTTCTGGTGGTTGGCTAGCCTATAAGTTCTTTTGGCTGCCTTTGATGCAGGATATCTACTCTGCTATCGAGACTATAGGTGCGAAGATGTCCGAACCGGGCGTCTTCAGAGTCTCGAGTGAGGGACGTTGCGAGGTTGACCCGTTTAGGTTGGCCACCGCATCCGTAAGGATCAAATCGCAATCGTTCACTGGTCACTACGAGGGTAAAGGGGAACTCGCATACAAAATAGCGAACCCCACCTTGTTTACTCTCAGTCAGTACGGTCTAACCAACCCTCTGGCGGTGGCATGGGAACTTGTTCCCTTGTCATTTGTAGTTGACTGGTTTGTCTCGGTCGGCTCCTTTATTAGGTCTATTCAAAGACCGATGGGGCTGAATTTTGACTGGGGCTATATCACCTCCTATATTGAGTGGCACGCAGACTATCAGTTCATGAGTAGGACCGGTACTTATCTTTCCGGTACCTATGAGAACTGCGCGGGGACGAAGAGAGCGTTTCGACGCGATCAGTATATCACGTTTCCCGTTCAAACTCCGTACTTCCGCGGGTTTGAGGACATCGGCCTAGACAAGTCTTTGACTTTGCTAGCCTTAGCCCTACGCTAGATATAAGCGTAGAACATGGAGAAAACACCATGGCTGCTCGCAGCACAATCACGGTCAATGACCGTGCAACGACCCCTCTGGCACATGCTTTCGTGCCGCAGGGAGAAATCGCAGATGGCGTCGCTCTCTTCGTAGAGACCGCCTCTGTGAAGATCGGTGAACGAGAGTTCACCATCTCCACGCGGAAAGTTGGCACCAACTATAAGGTGCGGCTCAAGCTCAAATCGCCCGTCGTTGCGACGGAGACGATCAACGGTGTCGGGATTCCGAAAGTGGTGCGCGTCGGCTATGCCGAAGCGCTCATCACCGTGAGCGAGAACAGTTCGTTGCAAGAACGGAAAGATCTCGTTGGCATGTTTGCTAACGCGATGGCTCCTTCCCAGACGATGCTGGACGCCTCTCTCACCGGTCTCGAGGGGATCTGGGGTTGAAATCCTGGGTTTACCTTATGGTCCTTCTTTCTGCTGTGTCCGCGTGCGGATACGGTGGTGAGCGGGCATCGACTTCTGGCCTCACCCCTTCTTTTGAGGGTGCGGTTCCCGTCGATGGATTCATCAAATTTAACTGATGAACATCCTACTCCTGATCATGGCTAACGCCATGGTACTTATCCTTGTCCTCCTTTGGGCAATTCTGCCCATTGATCTATCGATGATTACGCCCTCTGTGGCGGACCTCATTGATGAGTTGGATAAAGTACTCACCAAATAAGTCCTCTGGCCTTGCGGGCCAGGGAAATCTCCTCACCGATAACGGGAGAAGAAAAGTGCGAGCCTATAGACGACCTCCAAAGGAGGTATCCATAGACCTACCCAACGGCTTCAGCAACCAGTTCGTCACTGAGTTGATGACCATCATTGACACGATGGAGTGTTCGAAAAAGGTTACGTATCTTAGGGAGGAGATCCTTTCTAAGTATGTTGACCCGACGACGACACCTGCTGCCGTCCGCAAGGAGAAAGCCATTGAGAAATGGCTCTCTATCGAGAAAAGGAACGCAACAACCAACAGACGGCTCTTTCTTAAAGATGCCGATCTGGGTTGGATCACGTATGACCGTTTTTGTGTGTTGGTCAAACGCAAGATTGCGTCCATCTTGGGGCCCCTGCCGTACCCAGAGATTCTTGGGATCACGGCCTATACCAACGGGGCTTCAACACGAGTCAGGCGGTCTGAGAAGGCCGCCTTGCTTAAACTCGAGGGTATTGCACATGTTTCTGAGTCTGCTTTGAAACACTGGTTGGCGTTCGCAAGTGGTACGCGATTGTCAAACCAGACTTTGGAGCACAAGGAAAGTAGTGTACTCTTTACTGTCCCAAAGAAGTCAGACATTGACCGGGTTGCCGCTAAGGAACCCGAAATCAATGGGCTGCTGCAAAGATGCGCCGGGGACTATATCCGGCGTAAATTACTGCGATTTGGCATTAACCTGAATGACCAGACGGTCAACCAGGAGCTTGCTAGAACAGCGGTGAACAATGGTCTCGCGACCATTGATCTGAGCAGTGCCAGTGACTCCATATCGCGGCAGCTGGTTATAGACCTGCTGCCATACGAGTGGTGGTCATTTCTGGATGATCTCAGAGTGAAGTCCACGCTGATTGACGGAGTACATCATGAATTAGAGATGTTCTCCTCGATGGGTAACGGGTTCACTTTTGAACTTGAAAGCCTCCTATTCTACGCTATAACAAGCGTGGTTGCAGGGGTGAGTAGAGTTCGAGGTCGTATCTCGGTCTACGGTGACGACATCATTGCGCCTAGCGCATTGGTGCCGCGGCTTGTGAAGCTCTTTCACTTCATCGGTTTTAAGGTGAATGGGAAGAAAACCTTCTTCACAGGTACGTTCCGCGAATCTTGCGGAAAGCACTACGATCGAGGCTTTGATGTGTCTCCTTTCTACATTCGTAGGAGGGTCTCGCTGCTTCCAGATCTGATTAATATCTTGAATCAGATCCTTTGGTGGGACGGCCGAGGTTATGGATTCTTTACGGATCCAGCCTTAGCCACTTTCCACTGGAAGTATAGCAGCTTCGTCCCCCCATATCTTTGGGGTGGATTGGATCCCAGTGACGCCACGTGTTTAGTCACCGGGGACGGTCCTCGTTATCGGTTAACACCGACGACGAAGGCTATCTCACGGAACGAAGACACAGCGCTAACGCACTGGATCATGAGCCGCGAGGGCTCGGAGATAGAACTCCGAGTGGACCCCCGAAGACAGGTCGCGTATAAAGCAACGCGCATGTCTAAGGGGTGGCAGACGTCATGGAGACCCTGGCTTCTACTAGAGAGCCAGGCCCCTCACGACGGTGGTATCTGCGTTTACGCAGATGGCTCTCAG